GTACCGCTTTGCATCTGAAGCTTGGTTGGCTTGGTCGTTCGCGATTAAGCCAACTTTGCATGATGTAAAGTCTGCTGCAGAAGCGGTGGATAGCTACTTAACTCGTAGCGATCTCCATCTGCGACTGTCTGGTACTGCGAGTAGGCAGTGGGTGTCTAGCGTGGACTATGGGAATTCAACTGGTATCTACCCAGATATCTCTTGGAATCGCATAGGAAGGGCGAAACACACTCTCTCCTACAGGTATGCTTGTGCTTTGGATCTTTACTTGAGAAGTGGTAATAACTATGGCGCGAGTGATCATTTTGGCCTTGAAGTGGATTCTCTTCCCAGCACTGCTTGGGAGTTGTTTCCTTTTTCTTGGCTTGTTGATTACTTTGCCACTGTTGGTCCATTCTTGGATGATACTTTCGTGGTTCCTCCAGGTTCCACTAGGTATTTGATCCTACAAAAGAAGTATACCATGGAGTGTGAAATAGTCGGACGACATGTGTCATCAAACCGTCGTGCTTTCGGGCATGATCAGATGATACCCGGTTCACTGTTTTATACGAGGTATGATCGCACACCTCTTGCATCACTTCCGCACCTGTCTCTCCGTCTTAAAACAACGGATGAGATCGGGAAAGGAGCAGTCAATAAACTGCTCAATCTGGCTTCGATACTCGGGTCATCCCGACGTCGTTAGCTATTTCTCTAGGGCTTACTATGTCCTTTGCTCCTGCATCACCCGTTACCGGGGCCGCTGTGACTGGTCTGACCAGTCCGACGTATACGCTGACGACCGACGTCGCGCCGAACATCAATGGCAAGCAATATGCCATCAGTGCTCTCGGCGGGACGCAGACGAATGTCGACGTGAATTCGGTGTCAAAACCGTTTCAGCTGTCGTTCTTCCGTCCTTCGGTTTTGCGTACTTTGCCTCAGGCAAATCCGACGACCGGTGTGATCAAGAACGTTCCGATGAACACCTACAAGATGATCACTCGGAAAGGCGCCTCGCCCGCTGTCAACCAGAACGCAATCCCAGCTCGTATCACTACGATCCTGGAAGTGCCTGCTGGAACCGACACGTACGAGCCGGAGGAACTCCGGGCCATGATCAGCCTGCACTTCGGTGCCGGCTGGGCTCAGGCCTCGGGGATCGCGGACACTGTGATCTCGGGTGTGATTTAACCCGAGACGCGTGTCCGCGTTGCCTCTCCGACTTCATCCTTTATTGGACTGAGGTTGGCTATTCTGAGTAGTCATCAACTAGGTGCTCTCAGGAGCGTTCTACACACTAGTCATTAGGAGTTGTCCTATGAGTAACCGGGCTAATGAAGATAGGCTCGACGCCTTCTTCAACACCCTGTCAGATGAGGTCAAGTCTTCCCTTGGGGTTCTACCTGAGTCCCGAGATAGGCTGGTACAGCGCATGCGCAAGCGTGCGGGTTTTGTCAACCAGAGTCTAGAGAAAGTGGCGATTGCGAAGTTCCTTTCGATAAACGAAAGTTTGTCTGGGTTCAAGCATAAGCTGCCTGATCAGATAGTGCGAGACGCCAAGCATTTCATAACTGTTATGCTTGAACGTTTCACCACGACGCTGAACGACCTTAATATTCAGGTCACTCTTGACTCGTCATTTCTATACGACAACTGGAAGTTTGGCCCTGGCGCTAGTAATGGCGTTAAGGGTACACATGCTGCCCAGAAGATCGGACAGGAGATGACATGTACCCCTCTGTGTGAGCCGTATGTACGTCGACTAAGAGCTTCCAATCCTTACTTCTCATCCATTGACTGGAAAAAGAAGAGGTTAGGGATCGCTCCAATCTACGGTTCGAGACTGACAACAGTACCCAAGAACGAAGACACCGTACGGACGATAGCGATCGAACCCATGGGGAACATGTGTCTGCAGCTTGCTGCGGGCATATACCTTGAGGGAACTTTGCGCTATATCGGTTTAGACATATCAAAGCAGCAGCCCCTGAATAAGGCTCTTGCACTTCGCGGTT